CCTAAGGTCGGTAGACGTTGTACTAACGTCAAATGTATGTTACAATATATTAGTCTAAACACATATGTAAGTTTTATTAACTCAAAAGAGATTATTACAAGCATATGTCAAAATCATTTTGGTGAGTATTAATTTGTGTCTAATGCAAATTAACTCTTTAGAATTTAGATTCGAACAATCTATTTTCACATTAATTGCAATATCAAGAGAGTGTTCGCGATATTGTAAGTGTGCGATTCAAGTATATTCAAGCATAGGTTAGGCAAAACAGGGTGAAACATCCCGACTCGTAAACTGCAAAGAGGAGTATAAATATCTTTCTAAGTACTACTGTAAAGACAGTAGAGATGTTGTAAGTTCAATGAAAAGAACTTTCTGGTTTTCTGTATAATATATAGAGTTATCTGACGATTAATCAGATTTCAAACTTTGTTTATTATAGTGTGATAATCACGTTTAGGGCGTGTGAAAGCGTCTTGTACGATAACAAGATGGTTTAGATTTCATGGTTCGCTTTGAAATTTATTCCAGTAGACTTAGACGATCATGTCTAGGTGTTACGAATATCAAATTGGTCTTTTATGATGTAGGACCAGCTTCGGCTAAGGAAACATCAGATCCATACAACAGATTTATTGCCTGTTGTAAGTCACAGCTAAATAGTTTGGCATTAGGTAAAGATTGTTGTGAGCAAATTCCACAACAGTTGAGGTTTAGCCTCGCCATTCGTCTTTTTATTATGTATTTAAAAGAGTGCTAGAAGATAAAACACGGTTAAAAATTGTATATAGCGATATAGGTCTGGAACATAGTAATCATAGTTAAACGAGACTATGGTGAAAACGACATACTGTATGTTCCCAACTTTAGCGCCGGGCGATCCCGGATATATTGCACGTGATAATAAGGTCTCTCTTTTAGAGAAATAATATTTAGTCAATTAAACAACTCCACCAGAGCCTACGCGTTCTGTCTCTGATACGGGGCAGTTCTCAGGGATGGGGATTCCATAGGTCCTTTTCCTGCCGAAACTCTGCACGACATCGTGGGGTCAGCTACTTTCTACCTAGTTAGGTTTGAATCGGTTTGAGATAATTTCAATACACAACCGGCCTTAAACTAGTTCTTCAGAGCCACCGGTTAGTAGTTTAGATGTGGCATAGCGTAAAACGTCGTGCTT